GAACAATAAGTTAGCTCCATTGAGTTCTGCAAATGCTTGCTCGTCACGTCTCTTTACTACGATCTGTACTTCTGTAGGAATTCTTTCTCTACATAGATCAACTAAATCTTCAATCCATACAATGTTATCATTCTTTCTATCAAATGCTACTTTCACTTTAAGAATTGATCTTTGACTATGTGCGTTAGCCGCTGCCTTTCTTTTCGTACGTGCGTCATGCGCCAACTCGAAAGAGCAAGGACAAGTAGAGCTATAGACATAGTCAATAGTAAGAAACCATCTGTAATCTCCATCACGATATTGACCCTCTAGTTCAGTCTTGTATGCAATGTGTCCTCTAGCATCTTTAGTTCTAAGTGCTTTCTGATACATTGGGTATTTGAATCTAAGTTTGCAATATGCATTGTTAGATCCTTGCTTGTCTGCCAACTCTTTGATAGCAGCTTCCATACCATCTAACGAGAGTTGGTCTTTAATCTTCTCATGCATAATGAGATAGAGTCTTGAAAGGTTAAGACCTTTCGCCATTGGATCATCCAAAGAACAATACAAACTAGCTTCTGCTTGAAGTAGCTTATCTTCACCACCACTTCGACTTCTTAGTCTTACAGGTAAGTCGACAGGTGCAATACCAACTTTCTTTAGTGGTACACGTGAACCAGGCAACACCGGATCAATCTGTGGATCAGGTAAGTCGTCTGTATAGAAATCTTCATCATATGTGAAGATTGTATCTGGCATCTTCTTTGAATAATCAATATTAGGCATTTAGTGGTTTCTCCATATTTACACAAGTTGCTGAGTTAGCTTCGTGCTCTCTAACTGTAACACTCTCGACCCAACATCTATCTCCATACTTTTCAGCTATTATACTAGATGCTTTATCAAAAGTCAACTCTGCAAATCTTTCACAGCCTACAGCATCTACAACTCTGATATCAATCAAGTTCTTGAGAGCTAGCAACTCGACTGTCTTCATCTCTGGATCATCCTTAGCAACTAAGTATGTGTGATCAAACATATGCTTTAACCATTCCTTTAGTTCCTTCAGTCCCCCAAAATCTACGACCCAGTTTTTCTCATCTAGTCCAGTAGAACCAAACTGGAGCTCAAACTGAAGAGCGTAGCCATGTATAAGATTACAATGACTATCAGCTCTCCACTGTCTAAAAGCACAGCTATGTCCTGTGGAATGAGCGTAGGTCTTTCCGCTTAAGAATCTTTTCTTACCCATACTATCTTCACTCCTCTTCGTGTTAGTTCGTTACGTATTTTTTGTTTCACCTTTGGCTTTGTCATGTCCTTGTTTAGCAATTCAAACAACTCAGCTTGAGGCATCGTTTTCATGTAGAAATGTTCTACAGTTTTTTGTTTTGTGTTACGGTCTATCTTTGTAACACTTGGTTTTAACTTCGTTGGCATTCAAAATCACACTACTCCTATAATATTAAACAATTGACCAGGTTCCTGGCCAGCCTTTTCATAGTCGTCATTGATAGGCTTAGCGTTGCCACTAATACTGATCCTCACTTCGCCACTTTCATTCTTCTTAGTGAAGTGTGGCATCCAGTTAGGAAAGATTATCAATGTGCCTTCTTTTGGATCTTCTTCCATCTGAAAGACTTTACTATGAATGGTTGATTGCCATACGATATTACCGCACTTAGGGTTTGTCTGTGTATAGTAAACCCATGATAAGTGAGGTGGCATACCTGGACTCTCATGTGTGTGAATCATTGTTGATTCGTTAGGCTGTAGTATGTGTGCCCATTGATTGTAAGTCTCAAAGTGTGGACTTACTTCTGTTTGTATCACTTCGTCGACCTTTTTCAACAAGTGACTACATGCTTCTGTTTCTGGAAAATAGCTGTCTTCATTGAATGTGTTACCTGGTGTATCATCTAGCTTCATATTCATTCTAGCTAGAACATCCTCATTGACTTGAGCATTGTCAATACCTTGTAACTGAGTTACAAATTTACCGCATAAAAATATTGGACTAAACACCGATTAAGTTCCCCCATAGATAAGTGTGCACTCTTGCACTAACTCGATAACCTCTTTGATAAGCCATTCTAGCTACATCTCCATCATGTACTTGCTGGCCTTCTACAGTAGCACCTGATGGCATAATCCATACAGGCCAATCTACTCCAGCATCTCTAAATCTTTGTACTGTTACATCTAGCTCATCCCAAGCTCTTGGATCACCTGTAAGAACAAACTTTAGATAACCCTTTGATGCAAACTTCGTATACTCTGCAACCACTTCTGGTCTGATTGCTCTCTTTGTAGTCTCACCTGCAACAGTAAATAATTTAGGACTACATGAGATTGTAAGTTCGCCTCCAGTTGAATCATATGCTTTCCAGAAGTCAATGAACTCTGGTCTTGGCATTTGTGTTCCATTAGTCTCGTATGTTACAAACTTAGGATAGTCTCCGTCACTATACCAATGCCTCATTACTTCCATGGTACATAATTGTGCATGCTTCATCAAAGGCTCACCACCTGTGAAGCACATATGTCTTTCTAACCACTTACCATTGTTGAACTCATTTGTAAACTCAGCTCTAATTAGATCAGCAATCTCTCTTGATGTCTTCTTCTCTTGTAGATGTTTAAACTTCTTAGACCACGAATAAGAACTGTCACATCCGTATTCCCATACAGGAAGTTCTTTCAGGTCTTTAACCTCAATAAGATCAAAGTCTTTATAAGGAAGTTTGTATGTAGATGGATCTGTTGGATCGTCTTGACTGAAACCATTGCATTGTAAATTACAAAGATAAAACCTTAACCACGCAGTAGGATATCCAGTGTACTCTCCTTCACCTTGTATTGAATCAAATATTTCTGAATATGCGTATGTGTTGTTATTAGGCATCTTTAATTGTATCCTCCGGGTTCCAATTTATCTCTGATTGTACTTGTAGTAACCAAGCAGCTAATCTTTCTTTAGTTAATGTAGGCTCATTGTCTTCATCAATAGGTAAGCCATAAAAGAACTTACCATCATGGCCTTCTGACTTTTCAAATTTGTAATCGTTAATCGCAACCTTACCAAGTAACTCACCGCCATTACCAATAACAACTTTAGCCATCATACCCAATGCATCTACAAAGTTATCTCCATAACCGACCGCATCACCTAAACCAAATAAAGCAACTTTCTGTCCTGTAAAGTCAACCTTACTAAAACTTTCATAAGACTCATTCCAGTCATCAGAGTACTGACCATATTCATCTAGTCTAGGCTCGCACCAAGTAGGTGCACCCATAATCAATAAGTCACAGTCTGTATAGAACTCTTCATCAACTTCACTAATGCCTCTCATTGTGCACCAATAGTTATTGATCGCTAATGTTCTTAGTATTTGTTCTCCTACAGTCTTAGTGAAACCAGTCTCTGTTCCATAGATAAGATTTACCTTCATTTCTTCTCCATTATCTTGCGCTGTTGTGCTAATGCTTTCTGTTGCTTCTGTAGCTTACGATACAGCTTTTGTTGTTTGTCTCTTGCTCGTCTTAGTTTAAAATCACTTACGCCCATCATGAAGTTATCACCTTCCATGTGCTCGTACTCATGTAGGAAGATTCGAGCTGATAGTCCTACGAACTTTCTTGTTGAAGTATCGCCCCATGGATCCGTAAACCTAACTCTGATTGTACTTGCACGTTCTTTCTTTAGATAGAATCCAGGCCATGTTAAGCATCCTTCATCATCCAGTTGTGTACCATCAGACATAGTAGTAACCACAGGATTGAAACATACCAATGCAGGTTCACCTTCCATACAGAACACTCTGTAAGGTAATCCAAGTTGGTTAGCTGAAAGTCCAATACCACCATAGTATCTCATGTGACCAACTAAATCTTGAGCCAGCTCTACTGGATCGATAGGTGGATTGTCAAAGTCAAACTTATCGATCTTGTTACGAAGCAAAGGATGACTTGGTTCAACTAAGTTATACTTCTTCTTAAACTCTTCCTTCTTTGGTGCCTCAATCTTATCGTCAAGAATCTCTTCTCTACTATCTTCTTTGAATCGTTTTGCATCAGCGACGTTAAGAACCTTATCGTCGGCTCCGTCAATGTTTAGTTTAAAATCACTCATTCGGCTATCCTTGAAAAGTTTTTGTACTTCTCGAACTTAACTACGTTAGAGAACTTGTCGAGAAGTTGATCAGTCTTATGGCTTATTATAATGATATTTGTATCTGAAGTCAACTCTTTTATGATTTTTAAGAACTCATCTGTACCACTTGAGTCTAAACTTGAGTCAAATATCTCATCCATGATCAATAGATTGGTGCTTGCACTGTTCTTTAACTTGGCAATAGCTCTCCATGTAAACAATAGAGCTAAGTCAATCCTCATCTTCTCTCCTTCTGAGAAAGATGCATATGCAAAGTCATCTCTATGACGTGATCGTATAGTTTCTTTGAACTCCTCATCGAGATGGAAGTCTACAAAGAACTCCATTGCAGCAAGATACTTGTTGATCAATTTGTTCATTACAGGAACATATTGCTTAATGATTCTGGACTTGATGCCAGTGTCTTTTAACAATATCTGAGCTGTATTGTATATAGATTGCTTTTGTCTTAAATATGTCTTCTTCTTTAGAATCTCTTCAAGATTTTCTTTGAGCGTCTCTAGCTTTTGTTTTGCTTCTTCCGAATTGGTAGAAGACTCACCAGAGTTCTCCACATCTTCTTCCATGGAAGTGACGATGGATCTGCTAGTTTGTATTGCTGCCTTAATCGCTCCTGCTCTGCTTTCATGGCTTCTTGCCTCAGCTTGTATTCCCTTAAGATTCTCAACTCGGTCGGAGTTAGTTTTGATTTCTTTATCAATTTCTTCAAGACCTGTCTCTGTCTTGGAGATAGACGAGCTGGTATTGGCGGAGACTTCTTTCTTAAAGTCTGCGTCGATCTCTTGTCCGCATGTGCTGCATTCGTCGTTGTTTTCATAGAACTCTAATTGCCTCTTTAGTTTTTTGACCTTTTGTTCGATCTGGCCTTCAAGTGCAAGCAGCTGTTGTACTCTATTTGAAACACTCTCAAGAGGCTTACATTGTTCGTACAGTTCCTCAGCACGAGCTTCGACATCTGCTAACTCTAAAGTCAGCTTGTTTATCTCTTTGTTCTTAGCTTCGATCTGGTCTTTGACTTTATCAAGTTGCTGCTGCTTATCTTGATTGACCTGTACTATATAGTCATTTTGTACCAGTATTTTTTCTTCAACTAAATTTATTTCGTATTCAATCGATTGTAATTCAGATCTATTCTCAGACAGCTTATCTTTTAATAGAGCAGCCATAGTACTAAAGATCTGAATGTCTAGTAGATCCTCAATCACAGTCTTTCTATCTGCAGTAGACAATTGCATGAAAGGAATAAAGTTACGCGAGCCAAGTACTACAATCTGTGTGAATGACTTGTAGCTCATCTTTAGGATCTGTTGCTCTAAGACTTTCTGGTAGTCTTTTGTGTGAGCATCTTGGTTTAGCAGATCACCATTTTGATATACTTCAAACATTCTCGGTGCGTGGCCTCTACATACTTTGTAGTGGTTGCCTTGTACCTTAAACTCTACTTCGACCTTGAGATGTTTCTTATTGATACTATTGACTAGCTGCGGATTGTTTACCTTTCTAAATGGCTTCATGTATAGGCCATACGATAACGCATCTAAGAACGTAGACTTACCAGCCCCGTTCTCTCCAATGATCAGTGTATCTTTATGTTTGTTTAGGTCTATTTCAGTCCAATTGTTACCATAAGATAAGAAGTTCTTGAAACGAACTTTTTCAAATACTATCATAATTTAACTGACTTGTAATGCTTCTGAGTATAACTCTCTTAGTAGTTTTTGTAGATCCACACGATCATTCTTGATGTCTAGGTTGTTGACATATGTATCAAGAATAGTCAATGTGTCCTCAGCTTCATCGACAATGTCTTCATCATCCTCTAAATCTAAGTGCAAGTGATCCTGAACAACTTGAATGTTCATAGGATCCACTGCTTCCAACTTTTCAATAAACAGATCAAAGAGTGTTGGATTGTCTTTGTTCTTAATAATTACTTTTACAGCACATCCGTTGTACTGTTCAAATGTATCTGTCTGTGCAAGTAGTCCATGCATATCCAGATCAGTGTCATCATACCATACCTTATGAAATAAAGTAAACGGGTTTGGTATAAATTCTATTGTTCGTGTCAAGGTATCCAGAATATGAAAACCTTTTTGATCGTTGTAGTCACTCCATGTCATCTCATATGGACAACCAAGATAGTTTACATTGCCATTACAAGATTTGTGATGATAGTGTCCACTACAAACTAACTCAAACTTCTTAAGCCACTTATCACTAATACCGTGATCAATGAAGCCGCCTTTGTACATTTGATAGCCAGACAGCTCTAAGTGTCCTAACAGGATCTGAGCTGTTGTGTTATCAGCCATCACAAATGTTTCTTCTTCGTTAGCATCGCATATCCAAGGCACCAACATAATCTCTGTATTATCAAACTCTATTACTTCTGGTCCTGTGTATGTTGTAATGTTCTGATACTCTTCTAGTAAAAGATCAATACTGTTTACTTCGAGTGTGTTTTTATAAACTGAGTCATGGTTTCCAACAATAACATGAAGGTCAATACCATTGTCCGCCAAAGGCTGGAAGAACATTTCCTTAGCCCTTTTGAGAGAAGTGAAACTAATATACTTACGACGATCAAAGGTATCACCAAGATCAATGACAGTGTCAATATTACGGTCACGTAGTGTCGGAAAAAATACCTCGCTATAAAATCGCTCGAAATGATCGTGGATTCTTTTTGAGTCATTACGTGCTCCAAAATGTTGGTCAGTGATTAAAGCTATCTTCATTTATCATCCTCGACAAAGTTTTCTAATCCTTTCTTTTTCTTACGCGCTTGCTTCTTCTCTTCCTCCTTTTTCTCAAAGTTTTCTACAAAGTCTACCATGTAAGGTGTCTCGAGGTTCACGTAAGCAGATTGATCTCCTTGCTCACCTCCTTCACCTTGTGTGGCTAGCTGATCAAATATCACACTTCTCTCTAAAGATTTGTGCTTAATGTATAGCTGCTTCTTTTCTCTTTGTATTCTTCTTAAGAAGGCATAGTAAATAATCTGTGTAAAATATGCAAATGGATTGTCTGACTTTTCGGGATTAAAGTTTCCAATATAGTTGATACAGTTCTCAATACCATCACTAATCATTTCATCTCTGTATGTGTAGTTGATGAAGTTAGGTTTAGTTGATAGTCTTGTAGAAATCTTTAGTAGACATTCACCAATATACTCAGGTATTCTTGGTTTGTCTCCACCAGACTCTTCTGCTTCCTTGACGCCGTCAAGGTATTGTTTCATTTCAGCAAACAACTTTTTGTTGTCTACATAGTGTTCTGATTTTGCTCTTGGCATTAGTGTATAGTAGTATTAGCATCTGATTGTTCATCTACTAATACCTCTTCCTCCAAATTTTCATTGTATTCTCTAAGGTCAGTTAACTCCTGTAAGAGTTTATCTAACCTCTCCTTGTTATTGAGGGTTACAAGGTCACCTTTATTCTCAATAAAGTCTTTATAACTTTGTATAGCATTATCATCTAATCCGTATTCCAAGGCAACGATCTTATCGCGTTTTATTGTGGCTTTATTGTCTTTCGTAAACAATAACCAATGCGATACTTGCATGTATGGACCGACTGGAGTATTCGATTTGTTAACTACAACAGGCTTATGTACTGTTACTTCTAATGGGTTAGGTCCTTCCTCTACTATTGCAAGTAGTTCCTCTCCACTGATTAATTTGATACAAGCTATATTCATTTAAGTGCTACTTTATACATTTTGTAATCAAACTTCTCTTCGTTATACATCTTTAGACGTTCAGCAAAGTGTTCCAATGTATAGTTCTTTTTTGATTTCCAGGATAAGTTGTCTGCGATATCAAACAAAGTGGCAACTTCTTTATTGTCACCGGTACGTAACCCTCTTCCAATACTTTGCAAGACTCTGATTCGAGACTTGCTAGGAGAGCAAAAGACGATGTTGTGTAATCGCTTGATGTTGACTCCGGTACTAAAAGTACCAAAGCTAGCAACAATAATTGCATCATCTTCATTCTCAACGATGTGTCTTATTTCTTCTCTCGATGTTCCATCTACTTCTCCGCTAACAAAAAATACTTTTCTGTCTTTCTCAACAGAGTCTTTTAATGTCTTTACAATATCTGCGTACAATGGTTTACCGTGTTTATCAACAAACTGGAATAACATCAGAGTGTTGCCTTTCAAACTTATAGAAAGGTTACGAAGAAATCTATTTCTTGACTCGTTACGAACTAAGAAGTCCACCTCGTCTTGGTATTTATCTTTGCTGTGCAACTGCTTTACTGGATCTGGATACTGCAACTCAATACACTTAATGTTAAACTTAGATAACGTACCTTTCTTGATTAGCTCATCAGTGGTAGTTACTTTCTCTACTGCACCAAACAATCCTTCAAGTACTAACTTATGAGTGGTTGTACCATCTAGTGTTCCTGTGAAACCATATCTATACTTAGTGTCAATAAGTTTAGTCATGATAGATGTCAGCGACTTACTCTTAAACAAATGAGCTTCATCACCTATCACGACATCAAATTGCTCGAACCATTTCTTCGGCATCTTATATATTGATTGCCATGTGCTGATTGTTACATCATACTCGGTCTCTTTTTCCACTCCTGCTGTAATGCAATGCATGCCTTTATCATAACCATACGAATTAAAGTCACCAGCCATCTGTTGTACTAGTGATATTGTTGGTACGATTACTAAAGTTCTTTTTGCAAGGTATCTTGTGATCAAGTATATAATAAGAGACTTACCACTTGCGGTAGGCGATAACATCATGGCACGGCGTTTCTTTATGGCATGACAGAACGCATCTAATTGATAGTCACGTACTTCAAATGGTAAGCCTAATTCTTTTATGAATGCTTTAGCTTCTGCTACTGAGAACTCATCATCTGCAAACTTAGGATCTGTTACTAGATTGTATCCTCTCTCTTTTGCAAATCGTTCTACGTGTTTAAGTAGTCCTGCATATATTCTTTTAGTTTGTGGATTGAAAAGTCTTATCTTTCCATCCCACATTTTGTTTCTTACTTGTGGCATGAACTGCATGCCAGGAACGGTAAACGTAAAGTAGTCCTGTAGTTCCCAGCAGGATCCACCGTCACAATCCACAGTCATGTAAACTTCGTTTACCTTTTGCGCTATAAGGGTTTCCATTAGATACCGACTTTAAATTTTTCCCATTGGATTGCAGCATTGATATTGAAACCTCTATTGTTAAGAGACTTAATAATAGCTTCTAGGAAATCTACCTTCTCTTTCTGATATGCTAACTTGAGGTTATTGTCAATCCAATCTTTGCTGCTGTCGATGTGGATACCAATATCTTGTTTGAGGATCATTGTAGGGATCTGTTCCCATCCTCTCTTCTTGAGCTCTTCATAGTCCATCTGACCTTGATAGTATTCCCATAGGTCTTTGTACAATGCTTTGCTCTCAAACTCTAACTTCTTAAGTATAAGTCTTTCTGTTGAATAAATCTTGAAATACTTACTATGAAGCTGAGGTATCTTTGTAGCCTCATCTCCTAGTTCAGTTCTATCAACTGGAGCGTCCTTACTCCATAACTCTTGTATTTGTTCTAGCGTCATATTTCTTCTCAAACCATAATCTAACTGCCGTCTTTCTAACGATAGCAATAAAAAACATAATAACTGTACAGGCTATTGTAGTCTGTAACGCATTAAAGTTCAACGATAAACATACATAAATTATTGCAAAATTAAAGGGGAAGTTAATAAACGTACCTAATATAGTATCGCTAGTCGCTTCCGTTGCTGCTCTCTTTACTTTCTTGTTCAATTGGTTTACCCACATACCATTTTGTAACTGTGCTCACTCTAAAGGATCGCCATGCTTCTTTATCTAAAGCCCATACTACAAAGTTATCACTTGATGAATCAATGTCCTTCACAACCGCATTTGCATCGATTAGTTCTGCTTTAAGCGTACAAGGCATAACACGATTCTCACCAGTACCTATCTTGGTGAACTCTACGGTTACGATTCCTTGTTTTGCTTCTTTTAAAAAATTATTTCTGCAACTTGCATCCATTATACGCTCACTATATCAAACGATCTATATTTGAATGTTGCTGTACATTCAACGTAATCAACATCAGCTAATGTTGTTGAGAAGGGAACGTCTGATAGTGAGACTGGAAATGCGTCTGTGAATTTAACTTCCTTGTTAGGATTCATTGCACTGTTGGTTATAATCAACGAGGCGTCACTAAACACTCTATCATCACTCATCGGATCATTCGCTTCTGCAGTCCAAGCAGTAGCGTCAGTATATCCATCGACTCTCAGTATTGCTCTCATCCAGTTATATAATTCCAAGTAGTTGTCTAAGTTCTCATCTACTCGGAATGAGATAACTAAGTCACCAAACGTTGCCTGGTCACCAGGCATTTGAATCTTAGTGAATGGAGTAGGTACTGGAGTCTCACCCATTGTTATAGAGGGAATAGCCACCTGCTGTACAAAGAAGTTAACAGTTGGTAGTTTCTTGATTGTAAACCTACCACCTAGTGGTGATAAGAATTGTGTAGTTTTAGGTTCTGTTCCTGCCATAACGGTATTTATATTCCCACATTACACCTTTAAAGTCAACGCATAAAAAAAGAGACCCGAAGGTCTCTTTTAACGACTCCTATTGGCCCGGACTAACGTAGTACTTGTTAATGTCGAACATCCGGGCAGGATTTCCACCTGCTTTCCTTCCGATCTCCAAAAGACCCCAGACCGCCGTCTTGTGTTTCCAATTCTGATCCGCGAAGATCAATTTAGGACTGTCTCGTTCCTACTGCGCACCTGTTGCTTTCGCTTTCACTACTTGCCTGGTGTCTACGTCATTGAGCGTTTCTTCATGACCGACCAATCCGCGCAGTCTACATTGCCTTGTTCTACCCTACAGTTACCTTTGCATTCCTGCAACCGTCCTCCTCAAGCTACGGCAAGGGTTAGATTACTTCCTATACTCTGAGACTTCTCGGCTGGTAAGACCGTCCATCACCTCAACTTCTTCACCGACACGAGCCACTCTTTCAGACTCTTTTCCTATCCGGTGGGGAGTATTCCCTCAATGTACAACCATTATACTAAATTCTTGACTTGAAGTCAACAGTTTAGAACAAAAAAGTTGATTTATTTTTCGTTTACAAAATCGTTTAATTGTTTTGCATTGTCAATAACATCTTGCACTGAATAAGTCCTTAAAGGTAGTTCCTTTTTGGATTCGGGATGATTGTCATTCCACATATAAATGGTCTGCCTCTCATTCTCGATGTTGTTGATTAAGATACCTTCTGCAAGGCTTAGTAGATCGGCACGTATCTCGTACCCAGATTTTCCTTGTGACATATTTCCTCCTGTGTGTGTGTTATGTCAAAGGAGAGGGCTTAGCCCTCTCACAGTTATGGATAATAAGGATTGTCTTTTATGTATTGAGGTAAACTCTCACATTTGACTTTCTTAGTATCCGTCTTATACCCCTTGTTGGTCTGAGCTTTAACTGCTCTTCTAACTTGGAGTACTTGTTCGTACTTAGTCATGACGCCTCCCACCTTTCGGTAATCAGCGCGTTCCTTCGGTACCATTACCTACTTCCGTCTCTTTCGAGATGAACGATATGTAGTAACTTTACTACCCAACTATTTATAAGTCAACGCAAAAAAAAAGCAGCCCGAAGGCTGCTTTCCAAACATTGTTTGTAATATATTACATAATGTTTTTGATAAGAACTCTTCTGTAGTACTTGTTTGAGTTCTCTGATAGAGCTCCAAGTCCTGCAGTGGTACCTTGAGCAAATGGGTTTGCTACCATACCATAACGAGTCTTAAATCCAATTTTTGGTTGGAATGTGTCTTCACCAACCGCTCTCACCATTTGTAGTGGAACGTATGGGCAGTAGAACAGACCAGCGTCAAATGCGCTAGAACCTTTGTAACCAACTGTCATATAGTGGACAGAAGATTGAGGTGTGAAGTAAGGATCAATATAAACTTTGATTCTACCGTTAAGTACACCAGCAAAAGTATTACCTGTGTCATCTACTTGAAGATTGTTGCTGTTAAGAGCAGGTGTGTAATCGAGAACACCAGCCATCTGCAATGCAGAAGCTACGTCAGAAGAACAAAGAAGGACGTTACCTTTTCCTCTTCTTGTTTCTCTTGCGATTACGTTAGCATCTCTCTCAATTTGGAACATGAGACCTTTAAACTTCTCAACCATCCATCTACCGTTAGAGTCAACGTCAAGGTCAAACTCGCCAGCTGTTGTATTGTTCTGTTGAGCACCAGTTACAGCAGTCAAGTTAATTGATCTTACAACTTCTCTGTTGATCTCTGCAAGAATTTCTGTAGAAAGAATGTTTGCAAGTTCTGTTTCAGCGTCAAGACCGTGAATAGCTTTAAGGTCTTGTGCTAGTTCCATTGAGTACTCAGCTTTGAGTGCTCTTGATTTTGCTTCTACAGATACTTTCTCGATTGAGAATGCCATCTCTGCAAATGCAATGTTACCTGATTCACCAAGTGTTTCAGCCTGAGCTGTAGACATACCACCTGTGAAGTTATATGTGTTAGAGTCGCCAGATGGCTGCTCGCCCTTCATACCTTCACCAAATGTGTTAACGTCAGATCCAGCACGTGAAGCAAATGATGTGTTAGCTTCGTTATAGAATGACTCTGTGCCTGTTTGGTTAGTGTATCTGCTTCTCATAGCAAATATCAAACCAGTAGGTCCTGTCATAGGCTGTACACCAACTAGGTCATAAGCGACCAAGTTAGGCATAGCTCTTCTAACTAAGCTGATTAATACTGGGTCGTAGTTATCTACGTTTGCACCAGTTGCGTTTGTAGGAGCCTCAGCAAGAAGAGAGTTAGGTGAAAAACCTTGGTTCTCTTTGAGAGACTTCTCTGTGTTCTCCAAACATACAGCGGTTACCGATTTCTTTTGAGCGCTTCCAATCTCAGGAAGGTCGTTATGCTCAATAATTGGCTGCCACTTCTGTTGGAGGTCTTCGTACATATATTCCATTATTTTCTCCTTTAATGAATATCCGAATTATTTCCTAACAGTTCGCGAAATCGCGTCTGCATACTTAGCCATTCCGCCTGGTAGAGGCTTGACTTCCTCGTCAAGTTCTACTGGCTCTTGATCTTCTACATCAGTAGAAGATTTGGCACTTACCTTCTCGAAGTAAGACTCTTTCAAAGTGTTTAACTTCTTAGAGTAATCTTCGATG